CTTTCTCTGCTGCAGCTTTCTCTGCTGCAGCTTTCTCTGCTGCAGCTTTCTCTGCCGCAGCTTTCTCGGATAGCAGTAGGCCTCCGCCGAAAATCGTTTTCCCCATCGGCCGCTGGCTGTCCAGCTTCGCAATCTGTGTGCAGTCCTCGCGTTTAACCGCAAACTCTACACCGTAGTGCGCATATTTCTGCAGCATGGCTGCCGTAAGCACATGATCTGGGTATGTATATTTCGGCAACTCCCGTTTCGTCTCCGACTTTATCTGCCGCATCGCCCGCTCGATTGCCTTGCGCAGTTTTGGTGCAGTTTGCGCGACGTTCCCGCCATAGCTTGTAATAAATGCCGTGCGAACTACTGCGCCATTCTTGTATGTGATATCTGCATCGCAAATGATATGATTCGTCCGCAGCACAGTCGAGCGCCCGGAAAACACCGTGAGCGACGGCGCAAAAAGAAAGAACGCAATCCCTCTGTCTATGTAGAATTCGCAGATTTTTGAAAGAATCGAAAAAGGAGGGTTGTCCAGCACGACGCAGCCGTCCGGATAGTCAAAACGCTCATAGTCCCCACCCGAATAGAATGGCCGCACGATGCAGGCCGGTTCGATCCCATACTCACTGCACGCCCAATCCCGGATTGCATCATAAACGAGCGGCGGTGTATAGCAGTCGTCCGTTGTCTTTTTCGGCTTGAATTTCTCTGTAAATGCGTCGTACTCCGGGTTGTCGTCAAATAGGCTTCCCTGTTCAAATTGCATGCTGTATCCCACCTTTGTTTTTTCTGCCCGTTCAAAGCGTGGCCGGAGCCTCCGGCCATGCGTTCAGCGCGCAGTCATATCTCCACGGCCTCGTCCAGCCGCACATTGATCTTCTTTCCGCCGGACTCGATCACATATCCTCCGTGTCCGCCGTACCTTGCCTCGAATTTCAGCGCATCATACACCGCGCCCACCTTTGGCTGAAGCTTCTGGAATACCGGTATCCTTGTCATGATCCGGATGCGCGTCTGCGTCGGGAAATTTTTCTTTTCGAACGGAACGCCCTCGCGATCCTGCGCCACCTGTTTTGCCGCGCACACCTGGCTGCAATAAAACTTTTTTGCATGATTCATCCTGTGCAGCTCTCGCTGGAATACCTTCCCGCAGTGTGCGCACTGCATCGTTATCATCGTCGGCATACTATCCACTCCTCATTTTTACCCGGGCGCGGCCTTTGCAGCTGCCGCGCCCGGAGCCTTAAGCCGGGTCTCCCTCCTGCGCACCTCATGGCACAGTGCGCAGGCATAAGTCCATCAAAAAATCAGTTTTCCCGGCTGTTTGCCGCCTCGATCTCCTTGCGCTCCTGCATAAACCCGTGCAGGAACAGCTCCAATAGATTTGCCGCGCCGTTTACCATCTTGGTAAGATCTTTTTTGCTGATCTGGAGTTTGCCGGTCGTTATGACCTGCAAGTCCGGCCTGCCGATGATCTGTACCGTCGGATTCGGCTCGATCGTCCGTTTTCCGTCCTCCTCGATCTTATAGAGAGGCGGTGTCGCCTGCTCCATCACGATACGCGGTGGATACTCCGTTCCAACGAAATCCACATCCCAATGCTTTCCGTTGTACTCATTTACAAACGAATCCAGCTCTACGGCAAAATATTGCATGATTTCAGCCATCTGTTTGCTCCTTCCCGACGTGCTTTCTCCGCACGCCGTTTTCATCCTCCGTGAGCGGCAGTGCCTTTCTGCGTGCCCGCTCCTCCGGCTGCCATCCGCAGTGCGTGCAGGCCTCGTCGCCCGCGTACTCCATCTGGCAGCATCGCGCCGACTTCGGCAGCGTGCAGCGCTTTTCATCCTCTGCCATCCCTACACCTCCTGTATATCGATCCCGTATTTGGATCGCATCATTTTTTTGTTGCGCAGGTACTCCTTGGTGCGCGTGGGCTTGGACTTTACATCCTCCACCACCAGCTTCCCGCCGAAGCGATACGAAAAATCCGCCGTGTACCGGATCGCGCGGATGCGCTTACCGTTCTCTGTGAGATAGCTCTCCTGCAGCGTAAACTGCGGCTGCAAGCGCAGATCTGTAATGATCTCCGCGCGGAGCATCACCATCAGCTCGTCGTACCGCCGCGCCTCTTTCTGGCTGTCGAAGCGCACCGCGCCGCGCTCTGCCTTCTGGCTGCCGTATTTCGTTTTCCCTTGGCTCCCCTTCGCAAGGGGAGCTGGCGCCGCAGCGCCTGAGAGGTCGCGCGCCTGCCTCGCGTAAAGCTCCCGCATCCTCGGCGGCATGTCCGCCATACTCTCAAACCGCAACCCGCTCATTCGGTCGTGCCCCAACTGCAAAAATTGTCTGGCTCGACAGCAACTGCGCTTTTAAAGGACGTGCGCGAAAAGCACATGCCATCGATGTTGTAAATGCAGTCCTTGCACCGCACCACCGGCGCAACGTCGTCGGCGGGCTGGCGCAGCAGAAGCGTTTTCACCCGCTGTGGTGTCCAGTTCGGATTTTCCGCGTTGCAGGATTCAAAGTCTGCCAGCGCCGCTTCGCGGCTGATATATTCGTCAGGCATCGTGCACCTCCACACCTGCGTTAGCCAGTATATCTTCAAGCAGCATCTCGTTGTCGTCGCCTACGTATTCGCCGCATTCATCAAAATACTGGTATGATGTATATTCTCTTGCCTCGATTCCAGCGATCTGCCGCAGTACCTCGTTGTATTCATCGAGTCCTCTTTCCGCCGCGGCCATTATCTCCTCCAGTTGTTCGCTTGTTATGCACTTAGCCATCCTTCTTGCCCTCCTCTACACGCGGCTTAAGCCATTCTTTGATTTGCATCGCGCAGGAGCAGCAAAGCTCAATAACAGGTGATTCCTCATGGAACGCGCTTCGTACATTTACATACGTCGCAGAGCTTGTTGGATTTATTTCCGCCCCGCAGCGGTCACATACTCGTTTCGTTGCCATCCTTCTTGCCCTCCATCGCCCGCTCGACCTCAATGCAGGTATAGTGGTGACTGAAATAATCCCAATTTGTCACGCAGTCGCTTCCCGCATCGTCCGGCGTTGCATCCTCATAATCAAAGTAGATGTTGATATTCTCCCCAAATGGTTCCATGCTGGCGATTACTGCGGTTATGCGCACCGCGCGACCGTCCTCATCTACCCATCGTTCTCCCACCTTGCACGGCAGCACCACCACGCGCCCCTCTTTGTCAGCCACATGCAGGTTGTGTGCTCGCTCAATTCTGGATGTGTCATTGTCAAAAGCTGCTTCGACGACTTCTTTCATCCAAGAAGCCTTTTCAGGGCTTAACCCTGTGTCCTCGTAGGCCGCAAGTCGATCAACAAAATCCGCCTGGTACTGCACTCCGCTGAAATTTACCCGCCAGTATCCGTCTTTGAAATAAGTCAATCGTTCCATATCTCTTCCTCCACATACCGCCAGCTCTGCGGCGGGCGGGTGATTGGCCCGGGCGCAAGGCCGAATTTTGTCTCCCGCAGTCCGGTAAACTCCCACAGATCGCGCGGCGTATCATAAATATTGAGGTTGGATATGTGCCAGCCGAAGCCGGTGGCAGCTCCGAGATACTGGTGCAGCTCCGCAGGCTCTAGGCAGGTTGGCCGCGCAGCATCCGACGGAATCCTTCCCGCGCCGTTAATGTTGATGATCTGATCGCACAGAAATTCCCCGACGACTTTGCCGTTTCCGCATTTGTAGATGTAGCACTTAAACGGCGTATCCATCTTCGGGCGCGTCTTGCGCACCTCGATAGTTTTCTGCCCGTTTATGATCTTCTCACACCACTCCGGGCGAATGCTCATCAAAACAGCTTTACTCATGCCTTGTCTCCTTCCTCCCGCTCAAACCGGATTTTCATTTGTGCGGGGCAAAGGTCAACCTCCGGGCGGCGCTTGCCAGTCCAGCGAAGCCCGCCAGCCCGTCCTACGCACTTCCATCCAGCCGCCTTTAAGCTTGTCCCTGGCTCCGTATCCAGAATGTAAGTAATCAGTTTGTGGTAGCCCATCGCCCGGGCGGCGCGCCATGCAGCGGCATACAGAATAGAGCAGGCATTTCGAGTTCCGTCTGTACAACAGCGGTTTACCTCAAGCGTCCATCCATCATCCAGATACCGTGCAACGGGTCTCCCGACGATCGCCACGCCTACGATTTTCTCTCCGTCTGTGCAGCCGATGGAAAATTTATGTCCAACGACCGGCTTATGATGGCGGTGATGCTCTGCCACAAACGCGTTTGCTTCTGCCAGCGATACTGGGCAAATATCAAGCATCTGTCTTGTCTCCTTCCTCCACGCTGATCCACTGCGGCACCTTCTCCCGCAGCGCCGCGTTCTCGGCGGTCAGGCGCTCGATCACGTTAGCAGCCGCAAACTCGATGTATTCCCGCCGATCTTGGATTTCTCCGACCTTGCAGTTTTCGCACGCGTCGTCGTGTCCAAGCCCCTTCGCGCAGCACCGCAGCGCCTGCACGATTTCATTGTCTTTCATATTTCAGCTCCTCCATCAATTCCTTAAAAATCGGGTAGGCCTGCTGCGGCACTACGGCGTTTCCGAGGCATTTAAGTCTGTCCACCCTGGCGGGAATCCCATGAGCCACTCTACCCACGTCGGGTTCAGTTGCCCAGCAACGTCCGTCCGCAAGCTCCTGTGATTGTCCCCACCGTGCGTCCCCTGCGCATCCGCTGCACATGGCGTCGTAAACAGTTTCATTGCCACTCTCTGCGTCAGATTGCATTTCCCCGGATCTTTTTTCCTGCTCGGCGGCACAGATTTCAGCGTGTCTTTGTATTCGTTCGCGCGCGGCGTCGGCCATAGCCTCACCGCTGACGGCAAGTCCAGGCTGTGTCGGCTGCCTGCTTTCTGCTGCGTGCTCCGCATCCGCTCCTTTCCGTAGTCCATCCTCGTCGGCGTCGGCCACATCTGCGATTCCGACGAAGAATACTCTTGATCGTCTGTGCCAAGCTCCGACAGCCGCAGCCTCAAAATTAAACACGACGACGTGATAGCCAGCACGCTCCAGATCCTTTGCCACCTGCCCGGCGGCAATCTTGATGATTCCAGGTACGTTTTCACCGACAACGCAACGCGGGCGCAGCTCGGTGATAACTCGGAGCATCTCCGGCCAGAGGTATCGATCATCCCCTTTGCCCTTTTGCTTTCCAGCCACGGAGAAGGGCTGGCATGGGAATCCGCCGGAAATAACGTCAACTGTTCGTAGGCCTGTCCGCTCATAAAAACTCTCCTTTGTCAGCGTCCGGACATCACGCCAGCGCGGCACGTCCGGCCAGTGCTTTTCCAGCACCTTCGTCGGGTAGTCGGCAAACTCACACTGCCCGACGGTCGTAAATCCTGCCCACTCGGCAGCCAGATCAAGCCCGCCGATCCCGGAAAACAGGCTCAGATGCGTCAGCATCGTGCCTCATCCCTCCCCGTCGTCAGCGCGGATGATCTCCGTTTCCTCTTGCAAATATCGATTTCCCATGTTATACTCTCCTTGTAAAGCTTTTGGCGGCCGCCCTATGGCCGCGCCCTCGTCCGGTTGCCGCCGGTCGAGGGCATTTTTTATCAGATCAGGAACTCCGGCTTATAATGGAGCTTCATCGCCTTGGCGTTCTGGTGGTACTCCGGCGCGCTCCATTTGTAGCCCCAGTGCTTGGCCGCCGTAAAGATCGCGGCCAGCTCGTCTCCCGCGCGTACCGTAATGCTCTGATTGCGGTACACGACGGCGTAATAATTTTTCCCGGTATACCCGGCCTGCGCGATCACGCACGGCCTGCGCGGTGCCCGCTCTCCCGAGTAATCGGTGCTATTTTGCCGCATACAAATGCCCCTTCCTTACTTTCCTCCCGGCGTGCGCGATCTCCCGCTGCGCCACGAAATTCAGCTCCTGCGCGTGCTTCTCTGCGAGCTGCTTTTGATAGATGTGCTCCCGGATGGACTGATACAGCATCCATGAGCAGCACATTGCGCTGCATCCCGGCGCACGTCCCGGGCAGCCCCTCCCGCATGGAGGCGGGATCGGATTTGTCTTTGGTGTGTACCGCATCATTCGTCCACGGCCTCCTCCCACAAATGCTGCATCCACGCCGCCAGCGTCAGCAGGCGCTTGCGCGTCTCCAGCAGCATCCCGACGGTCTCACGATCGATATGCGGCTGGCTGCTCAGTATCTCCGCGTCCTCCTGATCCTGTTCAGCGGCCCGTGTAGCCGCATCGATCAGGTCCTCCATCTGCTCCGGCGTCAGCTCCACCGTGATCTTTCCTTCATGCATCATTCGTGCCCTGTTCCGCTATCTTCATTGCCTCGCGGATCACACTCCCGCCATAGGCATCCTTCGTCAGCTCAAAGAATGCCTCGCGCGTCATATCTGCGCTCAGGTCGATTCCATGATCTTTCGCAAATGCCTTTCGCCCTGCCTCGCAGCTCCCAGTCAGCCGGTGATGCCAGTCGTACAGCGTCATCACCGGATACGCTGTATTCGGCTTGATCGCATTCAGAAATGCGGTGATCCGCTCCTCCTGCGGCAGGCCCTCAAACGCCTTATCGCGCGCAGCCTCCACGGCGGCACGGGGCGTTTCCCCATGCGCAAAGAATCCATCTACTTTTGCCATAAAGCACGGCGTTAATGTTAAGTCCTTTTGCAGGATGGTGCCCTTCGCAATGTTCCCGTGTACCGCCGTTATGATCGTCTGCACACCATCGATCATATGTACATCTTCTCCGTCATACTTTTTAATGCCGGAGCCGGAGCTGGCGCCGTAGCCGGTGCCGTAGCCGTAGCCGGAGCCGTCGTCGTAGCCGTAGCCGGAGCCGTCGTCGTAGCCGACGCCGGAGCCGTAGCCGGTGCCGGAGCCGTAGCCGTAGCCGGTGCCGTAGCCGTAGCCGTCGCCGTAGCCGGTGCCGTAGCCGTAGCCGTCGCCGGAGCCGTAGCCGGTGCCGTAGCCGTAGCCGTCGCCGGAGCCGTAGCCGGATCGCGCGGCCAGAAACTCTTTGATTTTTATCGTTTCCATACTCTTACTCCATTGATGCTCCGCACCGCCTCGTCGGTGCAAGGGATGATCTCAATAATCCCGAGTACCGTCATTGCCGGTACCGTTACCGTAAACTTACAGTTTCCAGGTGCTTTCACTCCCTCCGTTGCGAGCTGGGACAAGCTCGCCGCTCCATCCCAATACCACAGCCTTCTGCAATCAACCAGATCTGCCTCGGCACCTCTGCGCTCCGCGATCTTTGCGAAGAATACGCCCGCCCGATCGCACCGAATGATGTAATCCTGTTCCTTTTTGTTTTCCATTATTGGCCCCTCCTTAAATTTCGTTTTCCGGCAGCTTCGCTCGAAGCGCCTTGTTTTCTGCCTCCAGCCGCTCGATCCTGTCGGCTGCGTCCAGACCGACCTTATCAATGTCGCAGCTTGTCCATGTATCCGTTCCCAACTCCTCTTTGAGCCGCCCGTTCAGCTGTTCTTTCTTCCAGTATGGGCACTGCTCGCAGTTACTTGTATGGTCGCCCGGTGTGGATATGCACCGCAGTGCCCTGATAATATCCTCACAGCTCATACAGCACACTCCCCAGTACAGCGCTGATCGCCGCCGCGCCGCCGAAGGCCAGTGCCGCACCGGCCAGCTCCAAGGCCAGCAGCAGCACCAGCGCCATGCCGGACAAAAACGCCCCTGCCAGCCAGCAGACGGAGAGCGCCGTCCGGCGTACCCGCTCTCTCTTTTCCCGCAGGCCGTCCCTCTCGGCTCTGCGTGCTTCCCATTCGCGCTCTCGCGCTCTCTGGTGATTGACTCCCGTGATAAACTCCACATCGCTCATACGCTTTCCTCCTTTTTCTCTTCTGCCTCTTTCCGGTAGCGTTCGGCGGCCCAGCGCGCGAACGCCGCAAGCTTTTCATCGCCCTCCTCGGGGCGCTTGATCTCAAACGGCGCAGCGGAGATAAAGCCGCCGTCCTCTGTCCGGTAAGCAATTGCCGCCAGCATCGTTACCCCTCCTTTTCCAGCGCCGCCAGTGCCAGCGCTGCGATCAGCAGCGCCACCGGCAAACACACCAGATGCTGCACCGTCTCCGTCCCTGCGCGGATCTGCTGTACCAACCACGCCACCCCGGCGCACACGCCGCAGCCGAATAGCGCTCCGGCAAGCAGCAGCGCAAGGTTGCGCAGTGCTCTTTTTATGTACCGCATGTTACGCCTCCTTTTTCTCCGGCTGCGCCAGCTCCTTGGTCAGCAGCATTCCATAGGCGATATCACCCAGACGCTGCATCTGTTCAGCGGACAGGCCGCTTGTGTTTTTTCTCAGGCTCTCAGCTACCTGCTTTTCCTTTTCCGACATTTCTATCACCTCGCGTTATCGCTACATTTTGTTGTTGCGTTTTGTATTGTGAATACACAATACCACCTTTTAAGTGTTTTGTCAATACATTCACGCAAAATATTTTTATCAGCATTGTATTGACAATACATTTTGTTTGTGTATAATAGTATCTATCAGGAGGTGATACCGTGTCCATCAATGAGCGGATCAAAGATGTCCGCAAGTCCGCCAGCTTATCCCAGACCGATTTTGCCGAGCGCCTCGGCACCACTAGAGGCGTTATCACAAATCTCGAGGGCGGTAAGACAACACCAAACGAGCCGTTTATCAAACTTATTTGCCGTGAGTTTAACGTTGACGAGCATTGGCTCCGTACCGGCGAGGGCGATATGTTCCAAAAGCTCACGCGTGATCAGGAACTTGCCGAATTTTTCGGTAAGATCGTCGCTGACCCGGACGACGCGCCGCGAAAGCGTTTTATCTCGATCATCAGCAAGCTCAGCGCAGAGGAGTGGAAGCTGCTCGACGAGATCGCAAAAAAAATGGCCGAGGACGGTTAACGTCCCCGGCTTTTTTTATCCACGCTTTAACACCTCGCGCAAAAACCGCCACACAATGTCCAGTTCCTTTTCCGTCGCGCTTTCCAGCATCCTCTTGATTTCTTCTAACAGCTCGATTCTTTCCACTTCCCCCGATTCCTCCATTCTTTCACAAATTCCGCGTTCATTTTTCGTTCATATTTCCATCTTGCACCAAATGTAATTCTGTCGTAGTCTATATTTATAGCAATTTAATATTCTGATTCTGCTGGGAGGGCTTACAATGTTTTGCAATAAATGTGGTAAGGAGATAGCCGACGAGGCGCTGATTTGTCCTTATTGCGGCTGCGGCACCGTCAACTATGTCCGAGATCAGGCCAAGGCAGAGGCCCGCGCCTCTGTGCAGGCTGCGCCGCAGCCTCTCCAAAAAAAGCGCTCTGTTGCGCTGCTCCTTTGCTTGTTTCTCGGCTGTTTGGGGGCGCACCGTTTTTATGTCGGCAAAATTGGCACCGGTATCCTCTGGCTCTGCACTCTCGGCTTTGGCGGTATCGGCGCTTTGATCGATTTGATCATGATTATCGATAACAAGTTTACCGATTCCTTCGGCGCGGCGCTCTACGACGAGTACACCGCCAACATGACTCAGGAGGAGTACGACGCTGCTGCCGCAGGCCCCCGCAAGGTGCGCAAAATCGTCCTCATTGTTGCAGTCGCGCTTTGCCTCCTGTGCTTGCTCGTGCTCCGCGTTATCCCTGGTATCCTCGATTTGATTTACGCTTAAGATTCGCCCGTGCCAGCGTGCCGATGCTGGCACGGGCTTTGGTTTCTGCAAGCGATTGGGAGCCGCCTGTGCCTTTACACTACGCCTCTCTCGGTAGCTTTGTAAACATATTACAGTTGCTTTTGGCAGTCAGACGACTGACTATTTTGAGAAAGAAGGCATAATTTGAAGGAAAAATTATCAGATTTGTGCCGGGATCAGAAACTGACGATCACGCCGCACAAAACGAATCAGGAGATCGCCGAAAACACCGACCTTTCCGTCGGCACCGTCGCGCAGTTTATCCGCGGGGATATCAAAAACCCATCTGTCTACACCGTCGGCCCGATCTGTCGCGAGGTGGGCGTTTCCATTGATGAATACTTCTCCATCCCACGGGAGGAGCCTTTGTCTGATTCTGGCGCATCCTCCACGGAGACCGAGAAACTGCACGTTGAAAACGCGGCCCTGCGTGAGCAGCTGGCGCAGCAGCAGAAATCCCTGCGTATGCACCGGCTTGTGACGCTTATCCTGCTCAGCATCGTCGCGCTTTGCGCTTTTGCTCTGGTGGTGGATATCTTGAGCCCTACCCTCGGTTGGTTTCGTGCATAAAAATAGCCGCCCCGGCGCATTGCCGGAGCGGTGTCTTTGGAGGTTTTTATGGATCATGATCTGAATCTCGCTAACGTTGTGATTTACGCCCGGTATTCATCCGCCGGCCAGAACGATCAATCCATCGACGGCCAGCTTGCCAAATGCCGCGAGTACGCGCAGCAGCGCGGTTTCCGCGTGGTAGGTGAGTATTGCGATCGTGCGCTGTCCGGCCGATATGCCGAAACGCGCCCGGAGTTCCAGCGGCTCGTTTCGGATAGCTCCAAACATGCGTTTGAGTATGTGCTTGTCTGGAAGCTTGACCGTTTTTCCCGGGACCGCTACGACAGCGCCATTTACAAAAAGAAGCTCCGCGCGAACGGCGTGCGCGTACTGTCCGTCACCGAGGGAATCGACGAAAGCAGCGAAAGCGTCCTCCTCGAGGCCATCTTGGAGGCCATGGCGGAGGAATATTCCCGGCAGCTCGCGCAGAATGTCAAGCGCGGGATGCGCCAGAACGCCGAAAAAGCGCTGAGCCTCGGCGGAATGCCCCCGCTCGGATATGACGTTGTATCCAAGCGCTACACGATCAACGAGTCCGAGGCTCAGATCGTTCGCTTTATCCATGAGCGCTACGCCGCCGGGGCCGCGCAGAAGCTCATTGTTGACGAGTGCCGGCAGCGCGGCTATTGCGCCAAGCGTGGGAATGAGCTGACGATTGGAGCCGTCAATCGCATCCTGCGCAATCCCAAGTACGCTGGAACGTATGTTTGTGACGATCTTGTCCTGGAGGATGCGATCCCAGCCATTGTCTCCAAGCCGCTCAAGCAGCAGGTGCGCGACCGGCTTGCAGCCAGCGCAAAGGCCCCCGGCCACGCAAAGGCAAAGGTGGAATACCTCCTGCACGGCAAGCTCTTTTGCGGTGAGTGCGGCGCGCCCATGATAGGGGAGTGCGGCCGCGGTAAGAACGGCACCACGCATTACTATTACACCTGCGCAGCCCGTAAAAAATCCCGCTCCTGCAAAAAACGCAACGAGCGGAAATTTGAACTGGAAAAATATATTGTGGAGTATATCAGTATGTACGTCCTCACGGACGAGTGGATCAACGCCGCCGCCGAGCGTGTTGTTGCCGAATACGCCCGTAGCTATGACGCCTCCGGCATTAAGCCGTTGGAGCGCCAGATCCGCGAGGCTGACAAGGAGCTGGATGCACTGGTCGACACGCTGATAAAAACGGCCTCTGCGACGGCCATTGCAAAGATCAATGATCGCATCGAGGCGGTGGAAGCCAAAAAGCGCACGCTGGAGGCCGACCTTGCGACTCTCCGCATCGCCAGCCGCGTAGAGATCCGCAAAGAGGATATCGTCGCATGGCTCGATCAGTTCCGCGTCGGCAGCTCCAGCGACCCGGAATACTGCAAAAAAATCATTGAGCTGTTTGTGAACGCTGTGTACGTCTATGATGATCGCATCAAAATGTTTTTCAACGTCCGCGACTCCGCACAGATCACATACCCCGAAATGCTGGCTTTAGATGGCTTGGAGTGTTCGGATTTTGATTTGTCCGGCGTACCAGATGATGCCTTATCCGAACAAATCCTGTTTATTAACGGTATAATCGGGATGCTTGTTCGCCGATAAGGCGCAGCCCCTCTCCAGATCGGAGAGGGGTTGCTTTTTATTTCACAATGCACCTGTAATACGCACAAAGCTTTTCCTCCGGGCCGGGGCCGTCCTTGTCCATCAAGAACGCCCGCGCCAGCTCCGCGTAGAACTCCGGCACGTTGACTCCGAACTTCCGCGCCACATCGTAGTAGTCCGAGTACATCATGTTCATGGTCACACCCCATGCCCAGCGGGGGATGTCGTGCGGGATGCCGCTCGCATCCGCGACGGCGGAAGTCTGCTCCATCGTCCAGTGCGGGCCGGTCGAGCCGTCGGCATTCTGCATGCGCTCGGCCCACTGCATGGCCGTCTCTCGGTCAAACTCTGCCGCTTCCGGCTGGTCTTCGCGGCAGTCCAGCTTTTCCAGCCTGCGGATCGTCTTTGCGTACAGGCCGACTTCCTCCGCGCTGCCCAGCGTCACAGGTTTCTCCATGGCCTCGTGCAGCTTTGTGTAAAGCTTTTCGATATATTCTTTCATCTCGTCACGCCTCCTGCATGTATCGGTAGAGTTTGTCCACGTCGTTCTGATCAAAGCGCAGATCTCCCAGCAGCGGCACCGATACGGTCAGCTTGTTTTCAAATCTCGGACGCGCCGCGTTGTAGAGCTTGTCGAGGTCGACGTTTCCGGCGTCGTCGAAGATCTGCATCATCTTTACCGCCGGATTCTCGCGCAGCGCAAGGATCTTCTCGCGGCTGCCCTCCATGATGAGGGCCAGCATGATCCCGGCCCCGATGCCCTTGCCGCCCGGCAGGTGCGGGATGACCTCATTGTCTGCGTAGCGCATCGCGCCGCGCATGGCCTGATCTATCGTCACTGTCATTGCAGATTTCCTCCTTTAAGGATGGGGCGGCTATTGCCGCCCCTTTTCCTTAGCTGTTGCAGCACCCGCCGCACTTCTGGATCGGGTTGTAGAGCGTCTGCGCCGTGGTCGCGGTGCCCGTGGTGACGTCGGCGACCTGCTTGGGATAAAAGGTCGCGTTGACGTAGGTGACGATGGAGTTGTCACCGCAGCAGCGGCGCTCGGCCTCCATCTTGATCGCATCAAGCGCTTCCTTGCGGACGGACTCGACGTCCTGCTTTACCAGCGTGAAACTGTCCTCGGTGCGCTGGTTGTGGACGGCCTGCTTGCACAGCGTCTCACGGACGTCCTTGAGCTGCCTGTCGATATAACCGTACACCTCCAGCATCTTGCCGTCGTTGTACGTGTTGGCCTTGAGCAGCGCGATCTCGCTGTCCTTCGCGGCCAGCTTCTGCTCCCGGTCGAGATCGTAGCGCGTGATCGGCATGTTCTCGCTGCACGTCGGCGCCTGCTGCCGCGCGGCGAGCATGGCGGCGACCGTCATGGCAGGCGTAACTGCTGCAACGACGTCAGCGGCTGCCGGCTTGTTGTTCTGTCCGATGCCGCCCAGCAGATTGCCGAGCCCGCCGTTTGCCAGACTCATCGCGGCGCCGCCGATGCCAAATCCCAGCGCAGTCCCCGCGAGTCCCTTGCTTGCGTATTCCATAGTAGTACCTCCGATAAAATAGTAAGCTGGCCAGCTCCTATGCTCATTATGAGGCATCCACGAAGAACAAAAAACCAACTCTTCGGCCACCTTTCGGGCACAAAAAATATAAAAACAGCCACCCCTTACGGAGTGGCTGCCTTGTATATAGAAAAACGGGGCCGGTGCAGGCACCAGCCCTTGGAAAGAATACCGAATATCCTTTTGTGCTACACACATATTATATACGCTCAGTAGTCAACTGTCAATTACTGCATAACTACTTTCTCAGCGTCATGCAGCACCTTTCGGATGCTCTTTGAAAATGCAGGAAGTTTATTTTCGATATACTTCTTCTTAAAATTCATGATCGTTATCCCGGTCAATTCATCCGTGTCAATGTCTTTCAGATAGATCACATTCCCTTCGGAATCATCACCATAAGAATTACTGCGGTCACCGAGGGCAATGTACAGGACGTCGAATTTCTTGTCGTAGTCAAATACGATGCTATTCTTCTGCAACATATATCGCCTCACCTTCTCCACAGCCACTTTTCTTGTTGTTATTAGGATATGCGGTTACAACTTCGCCTGATCCGCCGCAGACAGACACAACGACGTGCGTATATTTGAGTTTCGGGTAGTATGTAGCACTTTTCGATTCTTTTGTATATATCCGACGTTCATCTAGCGGAGGGTTCGTGTCATGACTTGGCAAAATTAGTTCCGGCTCCCGAATCGTCTCCACGATTGCGTCTACGTTTGAAACCATGATGCTGTGGTTAAGCGCCACATGAGAATCCCACTGCTCTTTTGTGCAGAATACTTTTATCCCGCTTCTGTCAACAACTTCGAAAAAATTAGGCATCAATCCACCTGCTCACTCAGGATTTTGGACATCATTGCAGGGAGTGCCTCTGCTAACTGCTCATTCACAATCACTGCAGCTACCGTTTCTTCCTGGTCGCTGTCCACAACGCCATTCGCTCCAACTACTGGATATTTATGCTTAAATGTAAAAACAAACTCGTTCTTTGCCTCGTTCGCAGTAACAGTCAGCGAATTTGCGTAAATAGGCTTGCACATTGTAGTATAATCTCCTTCTCTGTTTTTTATTTCATTATAGAACAAATTAAGCTCATTGTAAATGCAACAGAATATTAAATTTGCAATTTTGCCACAAGAGCCGCCCTATCCGGGCGGCTCCTTTGCATGCTCCCGCAGTACATTCACGCACCGCGCTATGATCTTCTTGACGCCGTTTACGCTCAGGCCCTCGCGCTCGGCAATGCGCTCATGGCTCCAATCGTCAAGAATCTTCCGCTTCAGGATTCCCCGGTATCGCTCCGAAAGAATCCATTCGTCGATCAAATGCTCCCAATCGCTGCGGCTCAGACTCGGCAGCCCCCGCAGCATATACCCTCCTTACTTGCTATCCAGCACGGCAATATTGCCCTTATTGGATACCTTCAGGCCCAGCGCGGCGGCGATATCGCGCACCTTGACATAGTTCGTGCCGTTTTTCAGGATGCGTTCGACGGCGACCTCCTTGCCATCCACGATCATTTTCGACTTTTCTACCACTTCGTCCTCAAACCTTTCCAAGAATTTTTTCCACTGCTCATTGCCAGTGGTGTGATAGTAGGTGTTCATGTCCGTGCCGACGAACGGGCGCGGGCAGTACTTCCCGGACACGTCGTAGTGCCGGATGATGTGATCCGCCGGAATGTTGTGCTCCTCCATGAGCTTTCGGATGAGCCACTCGGCATTGTCCAGCACCTTTTTCTCAAAGAACCAGTCTGTATCGTAGGCTCCCATGCGCTTCGGATTGACCTTCTTCGGTCTCAGCTCCACGCCGATGGAGTTCCAGTTCCGGCACTCCGGATGCAGCGTACCATCTCCGCAGTGCCACGCCACATCCGTATCCTTTACGCACCGGTAAATGATATCGCCCTCGTCCACGGCGTAGTGCGCGCTGGCTCTGGCCTGCGGATTTTTGAACCACTCGGCCACGCTGGCCGCAGAGCCGAGCGCACCGAAGTAGTGGACGACGATCCATTTCGGCGTGCAGCCGCCCGCTCGATGGTTGATCGGCGTGAGCGCATCTTTAATTACCGGCATTGTTCGCGCCTCCATCCACTGCGTCCTGCACCTTCTGGCTCTGCGTTCCGAAGTAGAACGCGATGATGACCGCGTAGATGGTCATGAAGTCCTGCGAGATCTTCCCGGCCACCGCCATGTAGGCGAACACGCCCGTCAGAACCAGCGTCACAAGGCTCTTTACGCTCAGGAGATTCCCGAGCCGCTTGATGATCTTATCCATGTTTAGCCCTCCACCTTGATTGCGCGGTTCTCGAACTTTTTGTAAGCATCGAGATACATCTCCTGTTTATCACCGTTGATCGTAATCTCATAATACATGCCGTCAAACAGTGTCGTGCTCGCAAGGGCTTTCCAATTCTGGAGTGTTTTGCAGTACCACACAACATACACATCTTCTGTTCCGATCTGCTTCCCATCGGACTTGTCCAGATGCTCGTTCGTGTAGTCCGCCACCGTTTTCTTTACCAGTTCGAAGAATTTCTTTTCAGTCATTCGTATGTACCTCCATCGTCTTTATCATTTGGTTTTGCAAATACTCTCTTGAGCAGGAGCAAAAGCAGCTCCCCGCCGAAGGCCGCGCCCGCGAATACCAGCACGTCGCTGAGATCGCACGTCCTGTCCAGCAGGACGGCGGCGGTTTTCAGGATCATTGCCCATGTTGCCACTGCCGTGAGCATCCACAGGCAGTAGTACACAAGCTCGCGGGCCATACGGCCCTTTGTCCACCGCTTCTTGTCTCTGCGCATCATCCCATCCCCAGCCTTGCCAGTGCAAAGCCGATCAGCCCGGCGATAACCGCTGTGATAATGCCCCTCACGACCGCCTCCCAGCGGCTCCCCGGCAGCGCCTTGATGCTTTTCACGTCGGCCTTGATCTCGTTCACGTTTTCCTCGATCGCCTCCTGCTTGGTCGCCAGCACCTCCACCGAGGTCGCCAGCTGATGCAGCGCCCTGTTGTCTGCCTCCAGCTCGTCGATCCTGTGCGAGTTGCTCTTGCATCGCGCCTCCACGGAGGCGATCTGCGCCTGAATTCCATCGTCCATCTTGATACTCCTTTCAAAGCTTTCTATTTCGCACTCCGGACAGACCATCCTGCCCTCCGGCACGGCCCGCCCGCAGCATACGCAGGTATCCATCATTTTTTCCTCAATTTGCAGCCAGTGTAACGGTAAGGTTCGCGCCTGTACCCTTTACGGCAAATGCAATTCCATACTGCACCTCCGGCGCTTTCCCGGCCTCCCACGAAAGCGTAAATCCCTTTGCGTCGGAATCCACCGCCATCTTTGAATTGAGGCTGAAATTGTCCGCATTGTGAATGTACACGCCGGCTGAGAACACGCCAGCCGCTGTATACCAGCACATTGCGCTGTCACTGTAAGGGCTTGCCGTCGAGCCGCCCGTTACCTGATCTGCGCCGCTCAGCCGGATCGTCAGCCCATTTGGATAAAGCTTGTTGCTGATCTGTATCTTGCTGGTGTGTCCAATGGTCACATATCCCGCTGCCGATTTTTCTGTTCCGGAACCGGTTGACAGGCGCGTATTATCTGCGTAGCCATAGGTCGCCAGCACGTCCACAGTCGCAGCCTTTACCGTCAGCGCGTAGGTTGCGGTAAAGCCGCCGTCCTCGGTTTTCGCAGTAATGATCGCCGTGCCGACGGTCAGAGCCTTGACTACGCCGTTTGCAACGCTTGCCACTGTAGGCGCGGAGCTCGTCCATTCCACTGTCTTGTTGCTTGCGTTGGCCGGAGCCACCGTGGCAGTGAGCGTCACCGTGCTGCCCTTTGTCAACTCGCCGGAGGTCGCATTGAGCGTCACGCCCGTCACCGCCACAGACGAAACGCCGGTGAAAATCTCCCGGTCATAGCCTGCACCATAGCAGAAACTGTATATCTTCTGTTCAGAGGGATTGAGCACGTTTACTACGAATGCCGTATCGTCTGCCGTTCCCGCCGTCTTGTTGTACGTCGTTTCTTCTCCGAATTCGATCCCGTAATACTCGCCCTTGCCGTTTTTGCCGTATTCATTGTTCCGGCTGAAACACATATTGGGGATCGCTACGCGCCATGCGTTAAATTCTGTCGGTGTGTTGCCGGAAATGCTGTTCAGCTTCGCGGCCTTAAAGCAATGTACATGGCCGTGGAATGCGCAAAGAAACTGCGCACTGTTGGAGTTCGCGAAATTCACATTCTCTCCGCCAACTACAATACTTCCTCCCTCGACATACGCTTTGACGATGTTAGCGCATACGCTCACGATGCTCCAATCCAACGGATGGTGCGAAAGCGTCAGCACCCGCCACCCGGATTTTGCTCCGACCGCCTTCAGCGCTTTCGCGAACCATGCTGCCTGCGCATCCGATACATAGCCCGTAGACGCTTTGTCCGCCGTCAGGCTTTCCGAGGTGTCCAGACAGATCACGCGCAACTTTTTGCTCTCGAAGTCTCTGTAGCAGTATCCTGCGACAGTCGAGCCATAAGTGGCTCCCTCGCAATATTTCCCGATAAGCTGGAAAAGCTCCGAATCCGGTATCGTCGTCCCGTTCTGCGTGACGGCATACGCTCCCGCGTCGTGATTGCCCACCGTCCGAAACTGCGGTATCCCCTGAAACGCTTCGTCAATGTCCGCGTTGATCTCCGCAATGTGTTGCTTTGTCTCCGCGATCGTCGTTGTGCTGGCTCCCCAAGTGTAGTCGCCGAGATAGCAGCAGAAATCGATTCCTGGCAGAATGTAGGTCAGCGCCTTCATCGCCTGCGCCGCGTTCAGGTTTCCGGCCACGATATCCGCGCTGCTGTCCTGCTGATGCGCGTCCGATGCTGCAATAAACACAATGCTATCCGATGCCCTAATCGCGTTCACCTTCTCTGCCACGGCCAATGCCTCGGCCTTGACGTAATCCGGAATATCTGCGTGCTGAATCTTTTCGCTTCCGGAGATCGCATCCACCGCGTTTCCGAATCCCTTTTCTGTGTCCCATACGATTTTGGCTGTGTCTCCCGTTTTCGCACGGATACGGTCTGCGGTATGAGTCAGCCCAGCACCAGTCACAAGATATTCACTCAAAACGACGCACCTCCCGCGCTGAACAGTTCGGCAGCCGCCCATGCCCCATTTACGACGCGAAGGATTTTCCCGTTATCAGCGGTTGTAACAGCCGGAACATCGCGCGGGATCTCCACGTTTTTCGCCGCGCTTCCGTCGTAGCTCGTTGTCGTGTTGCCGATCTTGATGCTCAAGGCATTTGGGTTTTTCAAACTCGTTGGTATTGTCGGGATGTCACCCTTGGCCGCAACATCGTCCGTTTTCGCTGTCAGGGTTCCGGCGCCATCAATCATAACGGTCAAGTAAAAGACATCCCCACCGGTCGAGCCAATGCCGCCGAAAACGCAAAGCATGTTGGAGATCAGCAGCGCCGGAAGTGTCGCGGGCAGTCCCTCAAAATCAGAGAACTTCGCTGAGCAAATTGGTGCAAAACCGGCTTTCTGCGCCGCCACGATCTGGGCAGCTGTCTGCGTCGTCGCGGGGGACGCCACGCTGCCGGTCACATTGAAATACCAGTTTGTTTTCGTCTCGCCCGTCTGCCCATTCACGCTTTTAACCGGCACATCATCCGCGCTGATGGGCGTAAACCCGAGCGCGCCGACAACCGCATCCCTCGTGACATTCGCATCGTCCCCGTCTGCGCCCTTCGGAATTCCGAGGTTAAGCGTAGGCTGTGCGGCAGTTCCGCCCATGCTGGCCGTAGCCTCGCTTCCTGCGGGCAGCGTCGTCACCGTCCCGATCTTGATATCCGGCGTCACGCCATCCTTACCGGGTGCGCCATCCTTGCCGGGGCTTCCGTCTTTGCCGGGAGCGCCCCTCGACGGCTTCCCGGTGTCCTCGTCTCCGAGATACCAGTTCCCGTTTTCTCCGATCGTCGGCGTAATGCCGTCCTTGCCGTCTTTCCCAGTGCCGCCCGATTCTCCATCTACCAGCACATTCCCGTTATCGTCCACCGTAAGCTTATGCAGTCCGTTCGGAGCTGCAAGCAGCAGATGCGGAGCCACCGTATACGGTGCAAGCACATATTTCTGGTAGTCCTTCGTCTGCGCCGGAACAGTCTTGTATGTGAGCGTCAAATTGGTCAGCGCCCTTGAGGTCGTCACCGTATAAGTATCCGTGCAGGCATTGTATACAAGGTTTACTCTCCAAAAAATTTTTTCACTGTTAACGAAGCCAACTGTTGCCGTTCCACCCCATACCATCGTAACCGGCGTATCTGGTGTGTAATCGTCGAATCCCAGCGTGATTTCTGCGCCGATCGGAATATCAAGCCCGGATACCACAAACGGTTTATCAGGAGACACATTGCCGCACGCAACCGTTTTTGCATCGCCATCGGTCAGCTCCCCAAGAAACTGGATAGACGCTCTGTCCGGGTGACTATGGTCACTCCTCGCAATGCGGCTGCTGGTTCCCTGTTCGCCATTCAAGGTAGACGGCATTGGCTTATCATAGGAAAATTCAATCGAGCCATCGATTTTCTCCCATATATGTCCACTTTTCCATCGGAAACGTGCAAGGCTCATAAGGGTACTACCACTTAGGGAAATATCGTTCACCTCATAAAAGCTCACCGACATACCATCTACATATTTCCCATATCCGTCCACCAGTCCGACGTTGTTCGATTCGCCAAATACAGAGGCCACTGCCGCAACGAGCTTCCCGTTGTCTATCGCAGCCTTGATATCTGCGTATTCGGCATAAGTTCCGTCGATTTTTTTGGAAAAATACGTTTTGGTCTTTTGATCGAATTCAAACGTGATCCAGTAAACATCCTTTACGTTTTCAAGTTCCAAGAATTTTTCCGGGATTTTCACAACCTGCCGAATCGCATCTTCGAACACTGCGTTCTTCCCCGTGTAGGTTCCGCCAGTCTGTGCGACCCATTGGGACTCCTGATAGTAGCAAAGCACATAATTCGCAGCCGTACCGCCTGTAATGTCCTCAATAGGAACAGTCGCAAAGTAAACGAGGCCGCTATATTCGCCAACCACGCATTCCGTGCTTTCTGCCTCAACCTTGACTGTGACCACATCTCCAGTATTCGGCACGTAATCCATTTGAATTACTGCCATCTCCGGAAGTGTCCCATTATATATCTCGGTTGCAACCGGGTCGGTCATATACGCGCCCGGACGATTCTTCACGAAATCCGCCGCCTGCGCATCGTTCTGGCTCCAGTCCGCCTGAGCACCTCCGCCGCCGCCTCCGCCGGATCGTGCCGCCTCGTTGATCGCGGCAACAAGATTTTTCTTCTCTTCGGTCGTCAGATCAGCCAGATTGCCGATCTGCGCCTGAATCGCATCGAACCAGCGCTTGGACGGCTCGTCAGGCGGCTCTGCGCCTGCATGGAGCGACGGAACGCACACCGTGTCGTAGATGCAGGATTTCACAAGGATGTCCTCTACGCGCCACTGGAGCTGTGCCTTGCCATATCCTGAGTATTCGACGTCCGATGCGCTGACCGTCCAATACGCTGTGTGGCCGTCCACGGAAAGCGCCACGGGGTACGCCTCCGCGTCCCTGCTGGAGCGCGGACGCTGGACTAGCAGCAAAGGTGTGCCGCCCGGCCAGTCTGTCTCAAAAGCTGAAATAGGGAAGGCTACCCGCATCGCGTCGTTTTCGCCCTGATGCCGCAGACAGATCGGCTCACGCCTGCTTGCGTTGACTGTAATCATATGATTTCTCCCTTCTCGGTGTCCAAGTCTGGCACCGTCATGCTGGATTTCCAAAAGCGAACGCCACGACCCAGCTGCCGGAGATCCGCAAGCAGACGACGCGGCTCCCAGCCGCAAAGGTCACCGCCGTGTTGCATTTGTAGTGCTTCGTCGTTGCGGCGTCCTGCCCGTCAAAGATCAGCGATAGTCCGTCCGCGTATTTGGCTGCCACAGTCGCGAGTGCGATGCGCTCCGGCTTCGTCACTGCTTTTGCAGTATATTCTGTAAGGCCCGTCACGCGATCACCACCCTTCGCGCAGTGTGCTGCATCAGCTCGCCGACGGCCATTGTGAGCGACCACTCAGTCTCTTCCCATATTCCGCCGATGTCCGAATCGTCGATCGATACGATATCCCCGACTCCATGGCCACCTGTCGCCAGCGTGTAAAAGGTGATCGTCTTGGTTGCATGCATTGACTCGTTGCGCAGACGGTTGACCAGCTCCTGAAGCTCGTCCTGACTGGCCACGTTGTTTACCTTTGCGACGTCAACGATGCGCAGCCCGCGCCGGAAAGTGGACGTGCTGGAGGTAGGGGAGTCGTTGACGGCAGTCGCCGTCAGCGGCGCGCCTCTGTCAGGATTTGAGCAGATCCGCACAAAAACATTCGGCGCGTCAAATAGGTCTATCTCCTGCGTGTGGTCGTCTGTTATCGGTGCAAGCTTCAGATCTGTGCTGCTGTATGCGTGGTCGATCCTGCCGCCGGTCGGCGCTTTGTACGGCTCCAAGTGGCAGATGCCGCGGCCGTCGAACCATATCGGATTGTAGTTGATCTCCTCCAGCAGTTGGTTGCAGATCGTCAGGTAGTCCGTTCCGGTGTCCCAGTCCTCGCGATCCGTCGCCAGCACCGCCGAGGACGGCACGGCCAGCACAAGCTTGATGCCCGCCGCCGTAAGCAGCTGCTGCACCGCCGTCAGATACGGCGTATTCGCGGCGATGTGATAGAGGTCCTCCGTGCGGCTCTGCTGGACGCGCCAGCAGCGGTCGTATGCCTCGATCCGGAGCCGCCGCCCGTATGCGTCCATGATCTCCTCGACTGTGGTCGCCTGAAATACGCCGAGCGGTGTCTCGACTCCGTTGAGGACAAGAACGGGTTGCAGCTCGTCGGACAGCAGATCAACGTCGGCATCCGGATAAACCTCCGCCGACAAACTGCCCTTGATCTCTGAGTCCTTGCGGACGTAGACATTCGGGGCGGCGTCTGCCGCCCACGAAAGCTGTTTGAACTCCGCGCCGCCGCGAAGCACATTGATTTTGTAAGATACATCACGAATCAATGTCCACTACCTCCTCCACGTCCGCCTGTTCCACATCGAACTGATATGTCGTGTAAAAGCCGCCGTCCGCAGTGGCCGCAAGCACCGAGAGGCACCCGCTCACCATTTTACCCTCCGGCGTTTTTGCCGCGACCATCTTGCCCACAAGTGCCTCAAGCGCCGCGCAGTCCTCCGCCTCGCGGAATGCGCACGCAACCGATATCGTCTCCGCATAGTGCATACTGCGCTCTATCGTCGGATATCGCCGCCCGGCAAGCTGCACGGACTGTACGCCCCGGCTCAGATTGCGCCCCGTCGTGCGGTGTGTGCTGGCAGAGTAGGGAAGCGGCAGCACATCGCCTGTATCAAGATCGATCAGCGTCACGCACGGCACGGATGCCGTCACCTCCACTGTGTTGGACAGCCGGTAATTGGAGCTTGCAGCAAAGCACCCGCGCACCTGGTAGCTTACGCTGCCGATGGAACGCAGATCCGTGCATGTGTGCTCTTTCGTTTTTGCGATGAGCTTTCCGTTGCGGTATATCAGGTAAAAGTTGTAGTGATACCCTCCGGCAGCGCTCCAGAAGAGGCGCACCGTGTCCCCGGCCTCCGCCGTCAGATTGATCGCCGGCCCCGCGGTGTTGGCGACTTGCAGCGCCGCCGATCCCCATGGCGACCACATGGCATATTCGTTTTGCACGCGGACGCGCACAATGTATTCACCATCTTCGAGGTACATCGGCGCTGTCCACGTTTTTTCCGTGCCGTAGTACGTGCCGGAGCTGTAAACGCCGTCGATTTCTACCTGGTAAGCCAGCTGTCCGTTGGCTTGCCAAGTGGCGACTGGCCTTGGGTGCGTTCCGGAAACCGTCACAATCGGAGCATCTGGAGCGCCGATGCAGATAAACTGCGCCGCGCCACTCCACTCGCCAGCAACATTGTCGGCGTTATACGTCCGCACCCGCCAAAAATTCACACCGAGGTTAAATGTTCCCGCTGGGGCTGTGTAGCTGTTTTCTGCGCCGGTCACGGTTGCCAGCGCCGTCCACGTCGTGCCGTCCGTTGACTTTTGGAGTTCCGCTTTTGTCTGTGCCGATCCAGTTGGTATGACGTGAGACCATCGAAATACCGTCGGGCTGTTCTTGTCCACTGATTCGCCCACAGGGCTAATCGGGATAGCCTGCGGGATTGCGTCCTCAAGATTGATCGTCAACCAAGTATCCGGCGTCCACGTCAGCGTGTTGCTTGACGTTATCTTCGGCCGCACTTGCACCTGTGTCAGCGCACCGAATGTCCCTAACGGGAAAACTAACGATTGACCTTGCCCATCCGCCATCGGGATTTCGTGTTCCTCAGAGTTTTCGTTTGCGCGCCACACCCCAGAGATCCCGGATTGCGCCACCTCACTGTAACAAAGTCCATTTTGTCGCGTCAGTATTCCATCTATCGTTACATCTGCACCGGAGCTTTTTGTTATTGTTTTACCGCCATATGTGCTGTCCCAGTAGTACGCTTCCACCCTTACAAGATCGTTATCGTCTACCGTTATTTCCAGTTTCGGCTTATTTGCGCTTGCCGGTGTGTATGCGTTGCAAACACTTGCCATCTGTGCAGCAAGGCCAATCCCGTTTGTAAATACGTTTCTTTCCCCATAGGTCCCTGATATGCTTAATTCCGCATACGCTTGCCCTTGGGCCTGTACGTATCCACGCCCAAATGGCGCTGTTTCTGCTGGTTTTGTTGCATACGTCACCGTCGTAGCCGAAAATAGGCTGTCCTCCGTTCCGGTGTTTATAATTACGGGGCCAGAGGCTGAGATTGCCGTTAGCTCCTTGATATAGATTCCCGCCCGGATTTTTTTAATCCGGTTAAACCCCCAACCGACATTTTTTGCTGATGCAAATTTGCAGAGCATTCTGGAGTTTTGATTGCTTAAATCTATCTCGGTGCTCGTATGGTCATTTTTCGTTTTGTCGTTGTAATTCGCGAATGCAAACTCGTCAAACGTCAAAGTGTGAATGCTCTCGCTCACTCCTGCACCCCCATTCTGTCCGTTCTTCGCTTATTTCGCGCGATGTTGACGATATCGTTGAATTCCTTTACCGTATTGGCCGGGATCGTGATGTAAAATGTATCGCCTCCCGACGCCTGCCTGGTTTCCTGCGCCGTCAGGATGCGCGTGCCCTGCGGCAGCACAACTTCCTCCGGGCCGTACTCGCCGATCAGCGTCCGCCCACCTCGCCAGTAGTCCGTGCCGGAGGCGTTATAGCCCTTCTGCATTTTCCAATACTCAAAGGTAGTTCCTGTCCCGGACTTTTCCCATTCGTCGCGGAGGTAGCTCTCATAATTGGAATACCACTTTCCGTTTGCGTAATACTGGCCGTAGCCGTTCGCGCTGGTCGCGCGGTTGACGTCGGTCTGCTCCCATTTTTCCTTGAGTGTCTGCGTGTTGTTGCCGTTGCCGTAGGAGTAGCCGAAGCCCGCAGCCTTGCCCATCTGCTTCCAGCCGCCCGACCACTTATCCCAGTCCCATATACCGGTCGTGAGGACAGTCGCCGCACCGCTGATAAAGTCAATGGTGTCTGCAATGCCCGCCATGATCTCGGCCAGCGGGCGAAGCGCCTCCGTGAGCTTGGGCACGGTATCCGACGAGAGCTGGTCTGTAGGCGCGATAATGTCGCCCACAGTCTCCAGCAGCATACCGAAGGAGTCCACGATTCCGGAGTCCTTGAGCGCCTGTCCGCCGTCCTTGATAAGCTTCGTGATCTTCTCATAAAACTCCGTGAGATACGGCGCGAACTCAGCAGAAAGCTGATTCTTCGCACCCTCCTGCGACTTTTGCAGTCGCTGGTATGCGTCGTCTACCTCGGTAAGCGCCGTCAGCGCCTCATTATCGAGCACGTAGCCCATGCTGTGCGCCTCCTGGGCGTACTGCTTGAGGCCGTCGCTGCCGATCTCAATCAGCGGATTCAGCTCCTGCGCAGACTCGGACATGAGGTCCATCGCCAGTGCGTCCCGCTCGGTCTTGTTTTTCATTTCGCCGAGGGCGTCGATCGTGTCGTAAAACACGTCCTCCGCACTGCGCAGCTGGCCGTCCACGTCGGTGATCTCCACGCCGAGCTTGTTGTATGCCTCGTAGGCGTCGCCTGTGCCCGTCGCGGCTTCCTGCATTTTGTTTGTGGTTTCCTTGAGGCTGTCGCGGATGCGATCCAGGGACACGTCCGTAAGATCGGCCATGTAATTGAGTTCCTGTATGGAATCGGTCGACATTCCGGTCACGGAGCTGAGCGTCACAATGTCGTCTGCGGCCTCCGCCGATTCGCGCGTCATTTGTATCAGCGCTTTCTCTACTTTTGCGATGGCTACGGCCAGCGCCACGAATCCGCCTGCAATTTTTACAGATGTTGTGTTCAAGCTTCCCATGGAGTTCATGCTTTTCTGCATCCCCTCCGGCAGCTTTATCCCAAACTTTTCTGTAAGCCCGCTCACAACGTCGCCGAGATTCCCGGTCTCTTTTCCGAATTCTTCAATTTTCTCCTTGTTCTCATCCAGCTTGTTGTTGAGGTTGTTCAACTCTGCTTCTGCATTGTTGAGGCTCGTCTGCCACTGCATCGTTCGCTTGTCCGATTCGCCGTATTCCTCTGCGGACTGCTGCAAAGCGGCCTTGAGGTATTCGATTTTTTCTGTTTGCGATAAGGTTTTACGCTCAAGTACATCATTCTGCGCAGCCAGTGACTCTACGCTATCTGCGTTCTTCGCATAAGCGGACTGCACCTTGCGCATCTCGGAGTCCAGCACACGCATACCGTTTCCGATCTCTGACAGCGCCTGTTTATACTCTTTTTCGCCCGATAGCGTAAATCTCGTGCTGATATTTGGCATATTATGTCCCTCCGCTGAGATATGCCGCCAGGCTCTTCGGCTCCTCCTGCTTTTCCGGCGGTTTCAAAGCCTCCAATAGCAGATTGATCCGATGCGGCGTCATGTTTTTCCAAAAGTCCCGCTCCGGCAGGTGCATCCGGAAGAGCCAGAACGCGAGATAGCCGGGGAAATCAATGCCTTCTCGCTTTGATTCCCCCGGCTGTGTCAGTTTTTTTGGGCGTCCTCCTGCGCGTCGTCGTCCTGCTTGCCCATTACCGCATCCTCAATCAGCGGCCAGATCTGCCGCCCGACTTCGTTTACCTCCCGCAGCGTGAGCTTGCGGCCTACCTCCCGCGCGGTAAACACCAACGGTAGGCCGTACTCGTCCTCGATTCCCTGAGAGTCCGCCGCATCTGTCAGCATGGCCGCCAAAAATGTGAGCGTGCTCTTGTACCCTCCGGTTTGGTTGAGCGCTTGCAGAAGCTTCCCGTTATACGCCTCCTGCACGTCGCCAATTACCGCCATGTTGCATGTGAGCCTGTATTTTTGGCCCTCGTACTCATAGTCTACGGTTTTCGGCTTGGTCGTCTCCATCAGGTCTCACCCAACTTTCCCTTGATCCAGGCAACGGCCTCCGCCGCGGTGTCGACGGCCTCTGTCTCGAGCAGCAACTCGTTGGCGGAATCGTCCGCGAGGAATTCGCCGGTCGTGGTTGGCGTGTTGAACTGGATGTTCTCGCCCTTGGTCTGGTAGCTCAGCGAGGGCGGGCCGAACAGCGCTTTCGGCACCCAGACGCAGGTGTATTTGGTCACGCCGTCGATTTTATCCGGCGCGTAAAAGCCGACGCCGACATAGTTTGCGATGTCTTTTGCCGAGAATTTCAGATTTTCCTTGCTCGTATCGGATGTGCAGCCGTAGAGCATGGCCTGTGCGGCCTTTTTGATGTATTTGACAGCCAGCGAGATCGTGCCGCCGGTGGCAAGCTTGATATATTCGGCAAGCTTGGATTCTGCGTACAGGCGTCCCTCGGCGAACTTGAGTTCCAGCTGCGCGCTCATGGCGTCGCCGACGTCGGTCGGCTCTGTGTAGGTCACGGTGCCGGACGTGTTTTTATACTTTCCCGCCCGGATGCCGCGTAAGTCAAAACTAGGCATTACAGTAAGCCCCTTTCTTTCAGCTTTTGTGTGAGGATTTTTTCGAGTTCCGCGTCGACGCGCTTTTTCGCGTTGCGGACACCCTTTGTCCAGAAATAAGTCCCGTTGATTTTTCCGTATTCCGCACTGCGGCCGTAATTCAAAACAAAAAGCACGGTAGCTCTGCGCGTTCCGTGCTCGTTTTTTCCGACTGCCGTGATGGTGATATACGGATCTCCGTTTTTGTCCTGCTTGATGGTTTTGCGGTATTTCACGCTGGAGGCGTAGGCTTCCGTTCGGAACCCGCTCGCCCGGACGGCATTTTGCAGCTCCTCGACGATGATATCCCCGGCGGCGTATAAAAGCTCCTGCTGCGTTTCGTCATCAAATGCGCTGGCCTTTTGGAGCGTCGCCATGAGCTCATCCGTGCCTGAAAACGAGATTTTAGCCATATTCCGCGCCCTCCTTTTCGGCGATGAGCGCGATCTGCGTGCGGCCCGTTTCCTTGTCGTATGTCTCCATGTCGATAGTGGCGATGTATCCTGCGGCCTCCAGTTTGGCTTTTACGCGCTTTAAAAGTTCTGCGGCAAATCCCTCGGCAAAGATGGAAACAGCGTACTGCACTCCGGTCTCGGCCTCGCCGCCCTCGGCGTAGATCTGCCCGGACTGGCCGAGCAGCTGATAGGTGATGTAGGTTTCTTCTCCGCCCTTGTATGGCGGGTGGCAGACCGGTACGCCCAGGCTTGATAGCGCCTCATAGATCATCATGCGCCGTCCCTCCGTTTGCAGGTCAGCTCTACCTCTTCCGTCTCCGCGCCGTAACTGCGGACGACGTCAAAGACGTCCGAGCCGCAGGTGAGCTGCTGCTCGCCTCCGTATTCCGCGCTGTGCATGCGGAAAATTGCGTCCGTGCGCTTGCCGGCTTGCGCGGCCTGGTAATACTCGGCGCGGTTTACGGATTTGCGGGCAGCCCAGACGGTGGTCTCCCGCTCGAGCTTTTCCGCCGTTTGGCCGTTGACGATAGGGTAGGAGAGCAGGCGCAGCGTGATTTGCGTATCAAAGATCACAGCACGCGCCTCCTGTTCCGCCGCTGGCCTTGGCTGCCCGGTAATCGTCCGATAGTCCCATGGCGTCGCGGATATCTGCGAAGCAGTTCTTCCATTCCTCGCCCCGGCCGCAGAAATCATGCTGCCAGCGGACGTAGGCGCGGACGGCGTCCTTGACCAGCGGATCTTCGTCCGCTCCCTCTGCGCCCGCAAGGTGCAGGCGCAGGAGGCAGGCGCCGATCTCGTCGGCGAGCTCATCGTCGAGGGCGTTGGTGGTCAGCCGCAGGGCGGTTTTTGCAACGTTGATCAAAGCCATTGATTATCCCTCCCTGTTGGCCGCGCGCCGTCAGGCTTTCTTCTTGGTCAGCGTGACGAGGCTGTTCTTGTCGACGACCTTACCGTCGACGAGCGCCAGCGCGACGGTGACCTCGTCGTCGGTCGCGTTGTCGGTGTACTTGCGGAAGGTCATGCCCAGATTTTCGTTCCAGAGGTAGTCCTTGAAATTGAAAATGAACGCAAAGATCGTGTCGGCGGTCACGCTCGCCGTGAAGGACGGCAGATAGTCGCCGACGAGGACGACCTCGCGGCCAAAGAGCGAGTAGACCGGCTTGCCGCTGAGTCCATAGTTGACGCGGGCGACGGGCTGCTTCTTGTCGTCGACCATGCCGACGATCTGCTCGAAGAAGGTCTTCTTCGACATGCACCAGACGGCGTCTGCGTCGTAAGCCTGCGGCAGCGCGGCCTCTGCCTTGGTCAGGTCGGCGTATGCCAGTGCGGTCGTTGCGGCAGCGATGTCGATGTTCTGACCGGTCTGTGCGGTCTCCTTGGTAATACCCTTCGGCTGGCCGGAGCCGGAGCCGCTGATGATGGCCTGTTCCTCGGCCTTGACCATGGCCTCTGCCACGTTGGCGACAAACTGCGACTCAAACATCGGGTAGGTCACGATGGAGACCTCAAGCGACATGGAGATCGCGCAGCGCAGCTTGTGGTAGGCAAAGGTGATGGAGCCAAGTGCCTTCTTCTGCTTGTCGGAGCCTGCGCCTTCCGCGACCCAGGAGGCCGTCGGCTTGGCCGAGCTGGTCGGGACGGTCACTCCGCCCTTGTAGGACGTGTGTGTCACGCGCGGCAGGATCATGCCGGTCGCTTCGATCTTCTCGTAGATCTTCTGCAGCGTCGTGGTCGGGATGGCCGCGCCAACGTCGGAGGTCTTGGTGTTTGCGTCCACGTTGGTCAGCTCTGCCGGGATCTTCTTGCCGGTCAGGACGTAATTCATGAAGGCCCGCTTGTACTCGTCGGTGTCGTACCGGTCGAGCACGTCCGGAGTCTTTGCCGTGCCGGACAGGTCGACGGACTGTGCCGCCGCAGCCGGAGCCGCGACCTTCTGACCCGCAAGTGCGTTGAGGTTCGCCTGGATCTTGGCTTCCTCCTCAAACTTGGCGTCGAGGGCCTCGACTTCTTTCATCTTGGCCTGCGCCTCTGCGGTCTTGCTTTCGTCCAGCAGCTTCTGGGCGTCGTCCATGAGCTTCTGGCGCTGGATGTTGTAAATTTCCTTTGTCATTTCAATTCTCCTTTGAGTTTTAAAAATTTCAGTTTTGCTTCTGCCTGCGCCCGTTCGGGCATAAAAAAATCAGGCTCTGCCTCCCGATCTTTTAAAAAGTTTTCCGCGCGTTTGAGCGCGTCCTCGCTGAGCATTCCGGAGTAGAAGTCCGCCGCGAGCGGCTTCTGGCCGGTGTCCGGCTGCATCACGCGGTCAACGAGTCCGAGTTCTACGGCCCGCTCCGCTGTGATCCATGTTTCTGCGTCCATCATGGCTGCAATCTCCGCCTCCGGCCTGCCGGTCTTGGCGACGTAGGCCGAGATAATGGCGTGGTTGGCGTCGCGCAGCGTCCCTGCGGTGTGCTCCATCTGGCGGTAATCGCCGCTGGCCTCTGTCTGGACGTTGTGGATCATCATCATGCCGGTAGGCGTCATTTCTGATTCTCCCGCCATGGCGATGATGGACGCGGCCGAAGCTGCGAGTCCGACGATTCGGACGATCACGCCGCCTGCGTAGTTGCGCAGGGCGGTATAGATCTCGCTTGCGGCGAAGATCTCGCCGCCGCCGGAATTGATCTCGACTTCGGCCCGCTCGCCGTTTCCCTTGGCAAGCGCGTCCGCTACGGATCTCGGGCTCGTCGCCTCCATTCCGTAAAACTGATAGAGGCGGTGCTGATTGCTGGATACGATCGGCCCGCGAATGCTGATCTTCATGTGGTTTCATCTCCTTTCTGCGTGGTGCTCCGGTCGACCGGCTGCGTGTCCAGCCTGCGGATCGGCTTGTCTCCGCCGTCTACCGGTGCAAGATTGAACGCACGCCGCCATTCATTCGGCGTCAGCGCGCCTCGGTCGACCAGCTGCAAGAGATTCAGCTTTGTCGAGGTCGACGCGAAGTCCCACGCAGATGCTTCAAAGACGATGCGGTTCCCGCAGCCGCGTTCGCGGCGAGAAAACAACTTCCTGGTGTACTCTCCACTCAGCTGTTTCAGCACCGGCTCGATCTCGGCGTCAAAATAAGCGTTCTGTTCATCCTCTGTTGCGATCGACGTGACGATATGCGGGTTGGTATTAAACAGAGCGTAGATGCGCTGCGTGGTTTTGTCCATCTGGGCTGCGTTCGGGACGTAATCCTTCGGGTCGATCTGCTTCGCCTCTGCTTTTGCGTCTACTGCTGCAACGCCCGTGCCGTTAGTCACGTTCAGGAAACTGTCCGCGAAGTCCTGCGCGCGCTGCTTCACGTCCTCCGGGCGCATGGACGCGGCGAACATCAAGAGCCACCTGATTACTGCGCTGTTGCGGATGGCCTTGACGATGCCCTGATCCGTCGTGGTGACTATCTCCATTAGCGGCACGATGGCCGGGGCGATCGGGTCGCCGAAGATATCATTTTCGTAAAAGTCCCCGCGCAGGTGGATGATATCGTCATAGGCAAACGTCAGGACATTGCCGTTCTGCATGTAAAATTTCAGGTACAGGTTGCCGCCCGCGTCATAGACCGCATCTGCCTGCATAGCAGCGACTGGAAAAATGGCGTTCGGCAGGCCGTTTTCATCTCGCAGGATCACGGCGAAGGCGTTGTTGTTGAGGACCAGCTGCGCGGCCAGCTTCTCCTGCAGCATCTGGCCCGTCATGTATTGGTTCGGCTCTTCGAGCAGAAACCGGATGTACGGTTCCGGGTTTACGGCGATCTTCCGCGTCTGGGCGGTGATTGTCTCCCGGATGTGCTTTGCCGTCAGCTTGCCGATGGCCTTGATCTTGGGCCGGATGCAGGCGCGGACGATATCGGACTGATACATTTTGCCGTTGTAGCTGTAAAAGCCATTCCCGCGTTCCTGCACCATCTGCACGGTCGAAACGCGCTTTGTGGTCGTGATATTCGTCAGGAGGTTTTTAAAAAATCCCATTGTCTCACTCCTAGAGCATACTGGTGTATTCTGCCTGCTTCTGATCGTAGATCGTGTAGGCATCGAGCAGGGCCGCCGTTCCGTCAATGCGGCGCGTGGACTTGCTCGTTTTGTGCGGCTGGATATTTCCGTTTTTGTCCTCGTCGTAGGCGGTATTTGCCATGCACCACTTGTCAATCGGGTTGTTGTTGTAGACAATCCGCTTTGACTCCAGATCGTTCCCGCAGCGCTTCATCGGCTCGGAAAGCGTTTTCACGCCCTGATGCACGGGGATCATGGTCTCTGCTCCAAAGTAGTCCGCCATGCTGTCCGTCCAGTAAGCCGCCGACCACGCATCATAGCCGATAAAGGGTATAAAAATATCGAGGTCTTCCTGTACCTCGATAAACCATGCTTTTACGTCCTCATAGCGGATCTTGTTTCCCTCGGACAATCGGAGCAGCCCGCGCTCGTGCCACTTGTCGTATGGGATCTTGTCCTCCGTTACTCGTTTCTCCAAGAGATCCTGTGGCAGCCAGTACATGGAGAGCACAAACAGAATGTCCGGCAGCTCCGGCACCTGGAAGATCACCTTGCCCGCTGTGAGGTCGGTTGTCTTGGATAGGTCGGCCCCGCCGATGCCGTATCGCGGGTAGGAAAGCACGCGCTCCTGCGTCTTGCCGTCCGCCATGTTGTGCTGCCAGATCAGGCGTCGGTTTTCCTTGTCGAGCTGGAAGGTGTCGCGGTTGTCCAGCTGCTCAAAATTGAGCCAGGCTTCGGAGGACGTTTCGCGGATGTTGAAATCCTTGCAGACGAGGTTTCGGACGAGGGCCGGGTTTTTCTCCGCCCGCTCGACCCGCTCTTTGAGGGCAGTGTAGGACTTGATCGTCCCGAGGCCCGGATTTGCCTTTTTCCAGCAGTCTTGGTCGGTCCACTCGCTGCGTTTGTCGAGCTCGTAAATAAACGCGATCCGGCGCGGGTCGTGGTACCCGTCCGGATCTTCGTAGCCGTTGATGATGCGCTCGGCTTCTTCGTATTTTTCGTCGTAGATGTCCTCGCGGATGGTGCCCGCGGTGGAGGTGATAAAGATCAGCGGCTGCTCACGGGCCGTCACGCCGTCGGCGATAATGTCGTACAGTGCGCGCCCGCTCTTCCACTGGTGGATCTCATCCATCATGGCCCCGTGGATGTTGAGTCCGTCGAGGGTGTCACTGTCAGAGGCCAGCGGCTTGAAAACGCCGTCGTTGAAATCGCTGTCCAGCTCAGCAACCAGACTGCGCATCCGGCGGCAGAGCGCCGGGGACTTCTTGACCATCCGCTTTGCTTCCTGCCAGATGATCTTCGCCTGGTCTCGCTTGGTGGCCACGGCGTAAACCTCCGGGCCAGCCTCGCCGTCCGCCGTCTGTAGATACAGGCCGACGCCTGACGCAAGCAGCGACTTTCCGTTTTTCTTGCCGACAATGAGGATCGCTTCGCGGTACTGCCGGTTTCCCTCGATGTCGATAAATCCGAAGACAGTCGCCAGCAGCGCTTTTTCCCATAGCTCCAGCCGGACGAGCTGGCCGCCCGCCTTGCCCTTGGAGTGGTGGCAGTAGTTTTCAAAAAATTCGAGGACGTGGTTTGCCCGGCGCGGGGAATAATAAAACTCGGAATCTGTGTTTTCCAGCTGCTCCACCACGTGCCTGTAGGTCTTCTGCACTTTCAGGCTGACGACTTCGCGGCCGTCCTGGATAGCCTGCCAGTATTCGGTGATGGGGTTGTATGTCGCCGGGTAGCGCGTGAGTTTCATTCCTCGTCACGCTCCCGGACAAAGCTTGCAAAGCCGTCGTCCTCCTGCTTCGGCGCGGTGTCCGGCTTCGGCAGGAGCGCCGTGAGCTGCTTGATGATCTTCTGGTAGTTCGCGTTTGTCGAGTTGTACGCCTGCCCGATGGGCCGGGCGCGATCATATGGCTCCAGTCGCTCCGACTGCTGGAACTTCTCTGTCCAGCCGTTTTCCCGCAGGTCGTCCGCCATGTCCTCGCACTCGATGCGCATAAAGGCTGCCTGATCGATGAGCCCCGCGACAGTCCCGGCCGCTTCCTTCGGCAGAAGCTTGTAGATCCTCCGGAGTCTGGTCTTCTCGGCGCGGATACGCTGTTCCTTTGTCTTTCCCTGCCTGTTCGCCACAAAAACCGCCTCCTTTTTGCGTTATTTTTGCCGTCTGTCCGCGCGTGCGCGTAGATTACTTATCACCGCGCTTTTGTAGGGGGGGCTCGCGAACGGCCTGCGTATTCTTCCGAGGTAGGGCGCGCGGTGATTCAGCCGGCGCCCCGGCCTCGCGCGACGGGGGGGATCGGGTCTCCGGCGGCGTCGAAGAAAATTTTTTGCGTCAGAGATTTTGCGACTCCGTGCCCGTCAAACTGATCGTGGCAGTCCTTACAGACGAACTCGAGGTTGGAGTAGGACAGGCTGATATCCGGGTCGGTGATGTTGTCCGGCGTGAGCGCCCGCTTGTGGTGGACGATGTAGCCCGGCTTGTCCCGGCACTCCTCGCACAGCCCGCCATCGATGGTCCGGCGGAACTTGATATACCCGGCGCGGCATTTCTTCCAGCGCGCGGATGCGTAAAAGCTCGCGGCTCATGGCTGCATCCTGTTCCCTCCAATTCTTCACGCTATCACTGTAGCACAGATTTTAGGCTCTGTTGGCTCAACTTTTGCGGTAGCCCATTGCCCGCGCTGCCTCGTAGACAAAGCGGCTGTACATCCGCTTGGCCGTGGATGTGCTCACGTGCACCTGTCTGGCAGCGGACTCCAGACTCTCGCGCGGCCAGATCCATGTATGCAGGCGCACGATCTCCAGCACATCGCCGCCGTCCCGCCAGGTCTGTACGGTGTTGATGGCGGACTGGATCGCCGTGTAGTCCTCGTACTCCCGTGAGGACAGGACGCGCACCGCAATGTCCTCGACGGCGCGGCCGGAGGATTGCCCGCCTGGTTGTGAGGAATATCCCGGTGTGATCTTCTGTCGGCTCATATCCCGAACCTGTCGGCTCAGTTTCGGGTATTCGCCGATGGTGCGGCAGACATTCCCGTACCACCAGTATCTCGGCTTTGACACTTTCCCACTTCCTTCCTGCTTCGTTCTAAAACCTTACGCATATACAAGGCTTAATTTAAGCGGCTCCCGTTCCGCTTGTGCTCTGATCTTGGGTCGACTACATACTTATAATATTGATACCCGTACTTTGTCGTCCGGGCCTCTACGAGGATGTAACCTCGCGGGGCGACGGGCGGATGCTTTGGGCTGTACTCGCGCACGGCCTCGGTCGCAGGTTCCGGCTCTGGGCGGATACAATTTCGCGTCGCCTTGTACCGGTGGCCGCCGAATTCTTTTCTCCAGTGCGCATGCAGGTAGCTGGCAAGTGCTGTGTAGTCCTGGCCGTGGTCGACCTTGTTTCCCTGCTCATCTATATAATAGTTGTGCTTTCGCAGGTGCCGAACCTCGATCACGCTGCCAAGCCCCCAAAGCCCGCCGATGGCTTCTTCCGGGATCCTCTCTGTTACCAGGTGCAAATGGAAGCGGTTGGTTGTTTTCCCTCTTCCGTAGAAAGCAACGATTTTTGCCTCCGGATAGTGATACTGCATGCGGCGCACAAGGTTGTCGCGCACTCTGCGCATTTCCTCTGCGGTATGTACCTCGTTTTCTGCATCCAATGTCAGGGTGGAATACAGGCTTGTGGGCGTGAAATTGGCGTTCATCAGCGCAACGAGCCGATCCAGCGATTGCTTGCTGTTGAATTCATCGCGCTCCGCCTGCGTCTGGAAGCGCGGCTTTCGCGGCTTGCTGCTCTTGATATCCGCCTGTTCGCTCACGTTGTAAACGATCTGCGTGCATACCGCCCCGGCAAATATCCGGCGTTTGCATCTCTTTGCCATAATTTCTCCCGCCCTGTCTTATTTTCCGAGGCTTGCGACAATTTGCCGTTCGCGCTCTGATAATTCCCATATATGTGCCGCAGCTTTCTCTGCCGCAGCTTTCTCTGCTGCAGCTTTCTCTGCTGCAGCTTTCTCTGCTGCAGCTTTCT